AGCTGGAATTGGACTTCGAGCAAACGGGGGGCAGACGGCGGCAGATACACTTTATGGAAATGTAACCCTGACTTTGGTCTCTGGAAATACTTGGGTAGCAAGTGGTGTTTTAACTGCTGCATGGGCGACGAACGGTGGTATTACTATGCTTGCAAGCAGCGTTAACCTAGCTGGCGTACTAGACCGCGTTCGCCTCACTACGCTAAACGGCACAGACACCTTTGACGCTGGTTCAATTAACATTCTTTACGAGTAAGCACCATGAGTATCTCAATTAACGGCACAAGCGGCCTAGTCTTTAACGATGCCTCTACGCAGAACACTGCGGCTACTGGTTTTGGCTTCAAGAACCGCATCATCAATGGTGGAGCGCAAGTAGGTCAACGCGGCAACGTAGTTTTCAGTTCTACGAACAACCTTTATGGTTGGTGTGACCGTTGGCTAATGAGTATTTCTGGCACAACAGTTTCAGCTCTTGGGTATCAAGCATCTGGCCAACCAACTAAAACAGGCTACGCAGTGCAGTTTGGTAACGTGGTGACAACAGGAGCAACAACTGTAACTGTTCAACAGCGTATTGAGTCTGCTAATTGTTTAGATTTAAACAGCAACTCAATTACATTTTCAGGTCAAGTAAAACAAACCAGCGGCTCGACACAGACCCTAACACTGACCATTAACAAAGCAAACGCTGTTGATAATTTTAGTGGCGTAACTCAAATTGGGGCGACAACTGTAAGTGTCCCAAATAATACATGGACGCCTTTTACATTCACAATCGCACTTGGAGCGACGGACGCTTCTAATGGTATAGCTGCTGTAATGGCATATGGCAGTCTAGGCGCCCAGTCAACATCTCAGTTTTACTACGGTGACTTACAACTAGAAAAAGGCTCAACAGCAACGAGCTTTGACTACCGCTCGTATGGTACTGAGTTGGCTTTGTGCCAGCGGTATTTTTGTCAGTTTGGTGGTCAAGCTGCTTTTGAACCTTTTGGATTGGGTATTGGTACAAGTTCAACTGCAGTAAGTGTGCAACTACCTTTACCTGTATCAATGCGAACTGCACCTACTGGTGTAACAGTATTAAACGTGGGTAACCTTAGTGGCACTTTTGGGACGCCAACTGGCGCATCTTTTGACACAGCGGGTTATACAATAGCAATGATTAACTTTACTTATTCAAGCGGTGTAACAACTGGAGGCGCCGCACGTATGTATGCAGGGGCTTCTACTGCACCTCGTGTTCAATTCTCAACGGAGCTGTAAATGTACAAATTAGCAAACAACAGCATGGGCCAAACAATTATTTTAAAAACTGATGGCGTTACTTTGACATCGTTCTTGGAAGACCCCGCAAACACAGATTTTTTACAATATCAAAAATGGTTAAGCGAGGGTAATGTCCCTCTTCCTCCAGATGAACCTACACTACCAGAAACGGTATGATAAGTTCATTGATTCATTAAAAGAACAAAAAATCTCTGGTTATACAGAACGCCATCATATTCTTCCTAAAAGTTTAGGTGGTTCTAATGCAAAATCAAATATTATTAAACTAACTCCCAGACAGCATTATATTGCTCATTGGATGTTATGGAAAATATATGGTGGATCTATGACCAGAGCCTTTTTTCTAATGAGTCACGAAGATCGTAATCATAAAATTAACTCTAAAACATACAGTTTAGCTAAAACTAAATACTCTGAAGAAGTGAAAGAACAAATGGCTAGAAAGCCAAATATTCCTGAATTTACTTTAGAACATCGTGAAAAATTACGACAAGCTAAATTAGGTACAAAATTATCTGCTGAAACTCGTAAGAAAGTAGGCGATGCACAAAGGGGACGTAAATTGTCTGACGAAACTAAGCGCAGAATCTCTGCAACAAAGAAACAAGCCTATTTGAAATGGCTAGAAGAGGGAAACGTCCCAACCCCTGCTGACAAATGACTACCGTAGACGCAACAGAAGCTCGTATATCTTCTCACGAAGAGATTTGTGCACTCCGTTATGAAATTATTAACAGTAGGCTTAAACGCCTAGAATCAATTCTTCTAACTGCTTGTGGCGTTTTGCTAACAAGTATGGGAGGCTTAGTTTTTACATTTATGACACACGGACGTTAACATGCCTTTAACAATTCTTGCCGCTGCTAATGCCGCTGTTGCTGCAATCCAGCAGGGGTGTGAATTGTACAAAGAGTATAAAGGAACCGTTCTTAAAGCTAAAGCGGTTTTTAGCGAAGCTAAAAGCCTGGCTAAAGAAGTAACCCAAGTGTCTACAGGCATTTGGTCATTCCTCAAATCTAAATTGTTTTCTGAAAAACCTCCTACGCCTAGAGTGTTGGGAGTTCCCGATGACGCTGGCCCGACAGGGCGACGCGCACCCCAGGAGGTTTCTTCTAAAGAAGACAAAGATGAACAGTCAATTAAGCAAGACTTAATTAAGAATTTAAAGATTTTCTTTAAGGGTATGATTGCCTTAGACAAGAAAATTAAAGAACAACAAGAGCGCATAGACACACAAGAGATTCATCCTGATGAACTTCTTGACATGTCCCTAGACCACGTCGTAGCTTTAAAAGAAATGGAGAAGCTACAAAAACAAATTAGAGAGACAATGATTTATCAAAGTCCTCCAGAGCTTGGTGCTCTGTATACAGACGTAGTAACTATGTTTGGACTGGTACAGGAAAAACAGGAAGCAACACACTTATTAAATATTAAGAAAAGGAAAGAAGCGTGGCAACGTCAAGACCTACTCTTAAACAAAATAAGACGTCGAATAGCATGGGTCCTCGTAATGGCCCTAATAGTGGTGGAAACATGGGGACTAATACTAGCAATTCTTCTAGCGAGACCGCGTTTATAAGCTTTCTTATATTGCTAACGCTGCTCTTTTTTATCATACTTCCATTTGAACTGTGTTATAAAGTTAAATAATGAACGACCTCCTTAACCTTTTAAAGAACATTGCTCCTACCGTAGCAACAATGGTTGCTGGACCTTTAGGTGGAGCTGCTGTGTCTGCATTGGCAACTAAATTTGGTGTTTCTGATAGTGTGGAAGCCGTGGCTAAAGCTATTGCAGGTGATCCACAAGCAGCAATTAAACTGCAAGAACTTGAATTGGAAATGACCAAGGTTGCAATGGATGCACAAAAAAACGAAGACAACAATGTTACGTCTCGTTGGCAATCTGACAATCAATCTGAAGGATGGTTGAATAAAAACATACGTCCTGGCACGTTGATTTATTTGTTAACCACTTACAATGTCTTTGCTCTTATGTCTGCGTTTGGACATCAAGTTAATGAGTCATACGTTAACTTACTTGGTCAATGGGGTATGCTGGTTATGACCGCTTACTTTGGCGGTAAGACTATTGAAAACATTATGAAAATTAAAGGCAGCAAATGAACTTAAGCGAGCATTTTACTTTAGAAGAAGCTACTTATAGCGAAACTGCTGTACGTAAAGGTATATCAAATCAGCCTAGCACGGTACAATTAGAAAACATGAAGTATGCTGCTTCATGTTTAGAAGTGTTACGTGCTGCTGTGGGACCTCTTCATATTAATTCTTGGATTCGTTTATCAGCAGTTAATGTGGCTGTGGGCGGTGCAGAAAAGTCCTCTCATATGGATGGTTGGGCAATTGACGTGTCTTCCAAAACTCTTACTCCTATTGAGCTTTGCCATAAAGTAGAAGAACTGGGTATGAAGTATGACCAAATTATTCATGAATTTGGAATTTGGATGCACATTTCGTTTGCTCCTGAAATGCGCCAACAAAAACTTACCATCTTTAAGCCAGAAGGTAAATACAAACCAGGCATCTTAACAGAAGCCGAATATCACAAAGCGTAAGGAAATAAATGAGTACCTCGGGAACAACTACTTGGAAGCTTCAACGTGATGCCATTATCACTGCAGCACTCCGCAAGCTTTCTGTGTTGTCGGGCGGCACTCCTGCCAGTGCTCAACAAATTACAGAAGCTTCTGAAGCTCTTAACGCAATGATTAAGGGCTTTCAAGCAGACGGTATGCCTGTCTGGGCAATGAAAAGCTACACGTTTACAACTATTGCTAATCAGGCTGCTTATCAAATTGGCAATAGCCAAGCACTAAATACTCCCATGCCCTTGAAAGTTGTTCAAGCATGGCGTAGTGACACCACTACATCAAACATTCCATTAAACGTTTATACAGACACCAACTACAATCAGTTGCCTCTGGCGTTTACTTCTGGAACTCCTGTTAACTTGTACTACCAACCGCAAATGCACGTTGGTACAATTAATCTCTGGCCTAAGCCAGCAGATGCAACAATAACAATTACCCTGCGCTATCAACGTCCTTTTGAGGACATGACCAGTGCTTCTGATGATATTGACTTTCCTCCTTATTGGACAGAAGCTATCATCTACGGTTTGGCCGATCGCCTAGCACCTGAATACGGTATCCCCTTGCAAGACCGCCAACTCCTTACACAACAAGCTGAACGTTTCCACGGCACTGCTTTAGGTTTTGGTATGGAAGAAGGCGGTTTGTTCTTCCAACCTGACTATACTGGAAAATAATGCCTTACAGTAAGAATCCTGTTGTACAGACATACGATACTAAACGGGTTAACTTTATTGCTAACCCACAACAACGTAGTACTTCTAAGAACAAAGACTTTCGCCTAACTAATATGATGGTGGAAGTTATTCAAAGTCCCATTGGTGAACAAAAGAAATATTATGTTAAAAGCCGTCCAGGACTTACTAAAATTTACGATACACAGGCCGCTGTGGGTCGTGGACTCTACTATTGGGTGGTATCCGGAACTAGCTATGCAATGGCTGCTGTCGGTAATAAAATCTACTCAAACGGCACAGCAGTCCTTACACTCAGCACCTCAACAGGTCAAGTAGGCTTTACAGAATTTGTAAACTCTTCTGGTGTGGTTTCTCTCATTGTAGTAGATGGTACAAACGGTTATGTGTTTTCTACCCCGTCTACCTACACACAAATTACTGACGCTAGCTTCCCTTCTCCACATATTCCCACTCCCATCTTCCTAGATGGTTATTTGTTTATTGCTAAAAAGGACAGCCAAGACGTTTATAACAGCAACTTAAACCTCCCTCTTGTTTGGTCCGGAGCTGGTTCTGGTTTCTTGTCTGCTGAAATGTATCCTGATAAGATTGTGGCGTTGTCTAAAAATAACAACTACATCTACGCCATTGGTTCTAACACCGTGGAATACTTCTACGATGCTGCCAACGCAACAGGAACCCCCCTTGCTCGTCATCAATCTGCTGTGCAACAATTTGGTACAGTGGCTGAAGCTTCGGTAGTACAAACAGAAAAAGAAGTTATTTTTATTGGTGAAACAGGTAGCGGTGGTCACACCGTCTGGACCATTGATGGCTTTAAAGAAAAAGAAATTGGTATCCCCGCTATTAAGTCTGCTTTGTTAGCAGAAGGTTCTAGTCTAAAGGATGCTACAGCATTTAGTATTCGTACTGCTGGACAAAAATGTTATGTTATTAATTTAACCTATCGTACCTTGGTTTACAGTTTTGACACACAAATGTGGCATGAATGGGAAACGGGTACAAGCCCTTTCTTGGGTATTTACGGTTCTGATGGTGACAATGGTAGTTCTAATATTTTGGACAGAGCAACTGGTGCTATCTATGCAATGGATGAAACAAAATTTACAGACAACGGTACTGCAATTATTTGTTCCATTGTTTCTGCTAAAATAGACTTTGATACCATGAATCGCAAAATGATGTATCGTTTAAGTATGGTTGGCGATGTTCCAGATGATACCTTAGTAGATACCGCGGTTTCTGTTTCTTGGAGCGATGATGACTACAAAACATGGAGTACAGCACGAACGTTAACATTTAATGCTGACCTTCCTGCCATCTTCCAACTTGGTCAGTTTCGTCGTCGAGCATTTAAGATTACATACTCATTACCACACTTACTTCGTTTAGAAGGTATTGAAGTGGACATTAATAAAGGTAACACATAATGGCAGGCGGAGGTCTTCCACCACCACCCACCAGAGCCCCTTCGGGGGACTTTGCGTGGATTGCGTGGTATAACCAACTATATTCTTTATTGAATACAACAGGCTCAGTTGCATGGTCTTTAATTAACTTTGCTGGTAGTTCTATTGCTGACATTGCTGACCATAGCCATTCCTTGTT